AGCAACGAAGTTAGGGGCGTAAAACAGGGGACATTAGGGGACAAAGGTATGTTTTTTAGAGGACAAAGCAGTTTTTCAGTGAACACCTTTCAAATGTTGACGCCCCTCTAATGCCCTCTAATGTCCCCTATCATGTCCCCCTAACTTCGTTGCTATTTCAAGGGATGTCCCCTAATGTCCCCTAAATCGCGTTAATAAGATTGTGAACGATTTTGTCTGTGTTAAGCATGTCACACCTAAAAAAGGTGGTCTGCGTCACAAAGCCCCCTAAATTTTTGACGTTTGTCCTCTAATGTCCCCAGTTTTACGCCCCTAACTTCGTTGCTATTTCAAGGGATGTCCCCTAATGTCCCCTAAATCGCGTTAATAAGATTGTGAACGATTTTGTCTGTGTTAAGCATGTCACACCTATTGGTTACTCAGCTCACACTCTATGTACCTGGATGCCCCGGCAAGCGTTTCTACACCCTTATACACCCGTCAGCTCTCGCTCGCTTCGCTCGCTCTCGCCGGGGGCTACGCCGCTTTAGCGCAAAGACCAACCCCTTCGTGCTATCCTTATCCCCGCACATGACCTTCTCCATACGCCCACAAGAGGACAAAGAAATACCCCTGGCAAGAGCGGCACAAGCGCTTCTAACGCTTCCGCCACCCCCACCAGGGGTACTTATACCAACTAATCCATGAAAGCCCGACAGCGGGGCTTCTACAGCTTACCCTTCCTCTTTCAGGTAGTCCAACAACCTTTGCTGTGCGTCTACCTTACCCATCAGCGAGTCGTACACACGCCCGTCGATAGAATCCTCTGCCATAATCATGTGAATGTTTACGGGGTATTCCTGCCCGCTACGTGCGAGCCTCTTGTTCGACTGCAGCCATGCCTCGGACGACCACGGCAAGGAGAGCCATACGGCTGTGTTCCCGCCCTTCTGCAGGTTCAAGCCGTGACCGATAGAATCGGGGTGCGCGGCAAGGATAGGAATATCACCGGCGTTCCAACGCTCAACGAAATCTTTCTCTTTCACGGTATGTACGTCGTCACCGAATCGTTTCTTGAGCTCTTCTAGCTCTGCTTGGAAACGGTAGAACACTAGCACACCGCCGCCGTTAGTACCCTCGATAATATCTTCCAGCTTATCCATCTTCACCTTGTGCAGAACCTCCCACTTGCGTTCACCACTACCCCCCAGCAAGCCACTGCCCACCCCTGCATCTACACCTTCAACAGCGTCGTGGTACAAGAACCCGGCGGTAATCTGTGCGAGCTTACCTGACACAACAGCTGCGTTCTTCGCGGTAATCTCTTCGCCGCTTTCAATCAGCCGTAGTACCATCTCTTCTTTCATCACCCGATACTGCTTCTTGACCTTCCCCGGCAAGGAGACCATCTGCGGTACATACGTCACAGGTGGCAGCTTCACCCTACCTTCAGTGCCCTGTACCAAAGCCCGGCCAGCGATAGCATCGTAAATCTCTTTCTCGGTGCGCTCACCGTTGCGAGTAGCCCACTTAGTGACAATCTTGTTCGGCAGTTGCGCCGCCGCGTAGAAGTACTTCCTCCGGTACTCACCGATAGTCTTTCCCAGCGACTCACCCCAGTCAAGTAGGAACATCTGTGCCCACAGGTCAACAAGACTCTTCGGCGTGGGGGTACCCGTCAAGCCCCAGACGTGCTCGGCACGTGAGACCAACGACTTAGCACCGCGCCACCGGCTAGTGCGGTAGTTCTTGTACCCGGAAAGCTCGTCAATAATCACCGTCTTGAAACCACCAGCCATAGCACGGGATAACAACCCGTCTTGGTTATCACGACTAACCACAACAAGGTCAGTCTTAGCCCCGGCAAGACGTTCACGCTTCGCCCTATCTCCCTTGACGACGGTGACGCTCAGGTCAGGTCGCCACAGCTTAGCCTCGGTCTCCCACACGTTCTCCGCAACGCGCTTGGGGGCTATAACCAATGCCGGCAAGTGACGTGGCTGTAGAGCCGACAGGCAGGTAGCCGTCTTGCCTAGACCCATGTCAAGGAACAACGCCTTACCGCCACACCCTTCACGCAGGAACTCGACGGCCTCTAGCTGATAGTCCCTCAGCTTCAAGAACATATCTTCCATGCCTACCCTTCTTCCTTCTCTCCACGCTTTCCCTGTTTCTCTCGTCGCATCACGTCTTCTACCTTCCGTGCCCGAGACCCCCGGCCAGTGCCACCAACACCCCCACAATTCTTTCGTGCTATCCTCTGCGCTCGTAGCTGCAGGAACCCGGCAAGCCCAGAATCTACAGTACCCGGCTCGGTGTAGCCGTCCCCTAGTCGAACATCCTTGACCTCACCGATACCAATCTGCGGCGTGAGCATGTTGTACTTCCTCACTGGCGTACCCTCTAGCTTCTTCGGCCTCTGCTTGGCACGGTAGTACTTTCGTGAGTGTGCACGCGCTCGCATGCGCCGGACGCATTCCTTACATCCAGGGTTCTCAAGCCCTACGACAGCGCCACACTCTTCGCACGGAGGTGGGCAGTAAGCACCCTTCTTCTTGTTCCTGTTCGGTTCCATCTCTCCTCAATCCCTATCTATTTCCGAAGCGCGTTCCTTATCGCGCTCGTCCAACCATTTCTTTACTTCCTCGACCCCGGCAAGCACACACCAGGCATGCCCACCTCGTTCAAGCACTCGCAGTACATATTTCTGCCTCTCACTGAGCCGTCCTCCACGCGCCCTCTTAAGTTCAACAAACCATACCGCACCCCCCGGCACGAGAACTATTCGGTCTGGTATACCGACCTCTGTCGGTGCGAGCTTCCAGGTCACCCATCCTCGGGCGCGAACCTGCCGAACAAGAAATGCTTCGACATCTTTCTCTAATGCGTTTTTCACGTTTTCAGTTTAACAAACGGTCCAACTGAAAGTCAAGCGCCACCGCGCACACTTTCACCACAGGAAAAACACCAACCCCTGCGTGTCGCCGCCACAACTCACCCACAAACGCCCTTGTCACGTGGTATACTGTTATTGTTTCGTAACAACTCTTATCGAAAGGAGACCACAGCATGACCGGCATCCATTTAGCAGACCAGGTACTCAATAACCTTATCTTCTTCTTGCAGAATGGTTATTGGTTGGCACACAGCATCTTCTAAACCTGGTATACTGAATTACGCCACGGTAACACGTGTTGTCACAGTTCTCATGCAACAGGAATACCCGCACCGCCGGTACCTATACCGTGTGGTGCGGGGTTTCTTATAACGAAAGGAATCAACTAATGACCGCTCTCTCCATGCTTCTAGGACCAGTGTATTTTTACATGGACTTCTTCAACCGATTCGGATACTTCCCCGGCTAGAAGATAACTAATCGGCAACGAAAGGAACACACCATTATGTCACCCTCGCATTGGGCAGTCGTATCTCTTGCGTTCTACCATACGGCCATGAACATCTTCAATTTCTGGCACTAAGGAAACAACAACTATGTTAGTACGCTACAGCGCCGTTCAGTTAGCTATGTACCCTATCATGTGGGCGTTCTATAGCTTCTGGCACTAACAACACCACAATAAAAGGAAACCCCCGGCAAGGACTGAACATCCTAGACCGGGGGTTTTCGCTAGACCATCGTCTAGCTATCCCACCAACTAACTCAAGCGCATTTATATGATATCATATACATAAGGACATAAACCTCTCTATATGTTTCCTGTTTGTCGGTGATTGAAGAAGTTGGGAGTATTCAGACCCAACTCAAGAAAATACCCCGCACACATTTCTCTCCTAGTGTGCGGGGTATTCTCTTATCCATAATCAATCATCCTAACAGGATTAGCAATGGCTATACGGTGAACCACCTCCCTGTTTGCAGTAAATCCACCACATGATGCCTTGGTTGCACCATTTCATATGTAGCCAACCAGGTACCCACGGCTGTACACCACGCGGACATTGACTGCCTACCACAGGCGACCATGCCGCCGCAGGTGCAGCCCCTACCCCCAGCCCCACAGAGCTAAGAGCAAGACACCCGGCAAGAGCCAGACCCATGAGTTTCTTACGAGCACTTTTCACTGTTCTTCTTTCATATCTACCAGGCTCACGAAGCCCGGTTATCTTTCTTTAGCCCGGCGTGAATCTTTCGCCATTTCTCCCAGTTCACGCCAGCTCCTACGGGCCCATCGCCTTTAGGTACTATCCGCCCACCTAACCCGCGAACAGCATCCCCGGCACGTAGCATAGCTGCATCCCGGCGGGCTTTGTTCTTCTCGTAGGTCTCGGCGGAGGTCTTCATGTGGTGGTGGTGTGCACACAACGAGGTCAGGTTATCCAACGCATCGCTGTGCCCTTCAACGTGGTCTACATCGGTAGCCTTCTGCCCACACCGCTCGTTGGTGTTCCCGTCAAGGGCGGTGCACCTAAAACTGTCTCGCTTGAGCACCGCAAGGCGAATCTGCTTCCAACGAGGCGACTGTTTATAGGTCAGCCCGCTACGCTTGCCCCACCCGGCACGTCGTTGCTTTGCCATAAGCCCGGTCACCTTTCTTTATTCCCAGTACCGGGCAGATTTATCTGCCGCTATCTCGGAGGCTTTAGCTGAAGCGTTGTCTACTAAAATACTTTCTTGGAATCCGTCATCCAGTTCTACACCGCGAACGGAAAGCTCCAGAGCCACACACCTAAGCACATCCCGAACTGACCTTCCATCACCGGCACGCACAACTTTCGGTAGCTTAGAAAGCCCGGTTATCTCTGGGCGGTTTACACCTCGTGTTACCAACGGTGCCATTCCCCGGTTATCTATAACAACATGCCTCAGGAACGCGTAGACATGTGCAAGGAATACGTTTTCTAGCACCTTACGCGGGGTATCCCCCTGCACGTTGGCACCGGTACCAAGACCCGGCAAGCAGACCCATGACACTGGCTTGACAGGTTCGTTTCGAGAGACCGCATACTCCAGGTCTTCCCGAACCTTTTGTGTAAGGTAGTTCCGCGTCTCAAACACGTGCCACATATGCGAGAGGTTCACAGGTTCCGGTTTGGTCTCAAGGGTCGCCGGGTGCTCCATACCATAAACCTTTAGTTGCGTATATGGTTCTTCATCTAAGAATGAGGGGAGGTCTTCCCATGTCACAGATGAACTTTTAACAGCGGTAGAGCTTGCTACCACCTTGGAAGTACCATCTTTGCATTTCTCCGCAGTAATGGCGGCGACACCACTACCAGGTTCCAAGTTCTCAGCAACCCATTGGTTTACTAGCTCTGCAACCTCTTCTACTTGTTCGCGAGTTATCTTCTTGTTCATGACTTCTATTCTTTCTCTTCAACCCCGCGCACTGGGCGACCCCCGGCACGCGGCGCGTTCTCTTCTACCCACGCTGATACCGTCGCCTTATCCCAGAGCAAAAGCTCTCGACCTGCCCCGTCTAGCGCGGTCATCACCGGCGGCGGGAAGTCACCGTTAGAGAGCCGGTAATAGATAGCCGAACGGCTATGCGGTACCATCTCGATAAACCCGGCTAGGGTCATGAGCGGGTTATCAGCTCCAAGAGCGCGGACACTTCCGCTCTCAAGCTCAACTTCGATACGTTTCACCTAAAAGTCGCCTCCTTCCACAAGTACCAGGTGATGCCCGTTGCGCATAGCGTCATCAACGGCTATCGAATGTGCCACCTCTTTCAGTTCCTCCCAGGTCTTGAACAGACCGCTACCAGGATTGACAGCCCCGATAGTATCGGCGATGGTGTAGCTCATAGCACCCCGGCTAGAGTGCCCATACGGTGCGCTCTGTTCGTACTTCACAACACCAATGCCTACGAAGCACCCTTCTTTATCATCCCGGATAAGGCACGTGAGTAACCCGAAACGCTCAGCCACCGCGTAGGTTTCGTAGCGTACTGAGTACCGGCTAGGGAACTGTGTAGCTTTCGGTTCTTGCAGTATATTTTCTATGTTTACCATTCCCGGTTACCTTCCTTTACACCGTGCCTAGCGCGCGCCAGCCCGGTTATCTAGATTTTCTTTGCGTACCCCCGGCACGGGTACCGGACGGCGGCGGTGCATCATCTCTTCGCGCGCCCGTCGCTGTTGCGCCAGTCGGTTGTAGTAGTCTTCTTCTAGTACGGTTATGCGCTGTTGCAGTTCCATGTACATGCGGTACAGGTCTTCGCGCCCTGTGGACGGTAGCGCTTCGTGGTACACATCCCCTACACGGTAATTGCACCACGCCTTATCCTGGCGTGCAGAGCGCTTAGCATACAAGGCTATAACCCCCGTAAAGATGAACAGGAACGAAGCCCCGGCTAGAAGTAGTGCGTTGATAACGTGTGCGGTCATGATGCTTGCTCGCTTTCGGGTACATTCGGTACGAAGATGTAGTATTGTTCATGTATCGGCGGCGCATAACCTTCACGTGTGAATACCTCTTTAGCTTCTATGTGCAGGGCTTCGTTCTTTGAGATACCCCCAACGTGTATGCCGCCGGGGTACCACTTGAAGCTACACCAATGTTTTTGTAGTGCGGGATGTGAGAAGCGCGCCGGCATTTCAAAGACGTCAGATTTATACACCGGGTAGCGGTTACCGTTTTCGTCCCGCCCGGCTATCTCAAACTTTGACCGGATACCTTTCAACGGTACTCGCTCTGTGTACATCTGTAGGTAAACATCCCACCCATCAGGTTTGTACTCTATCGCTCGCTCAAGTTCTGCACATACTTCTTGGTTCACCGCGTAGGGAATACGCAGTGGGGTAACCTTGAGGTCTCGCATTACTTGAAGGTTCTTTTTATACATATTGTTCTGATGTTCGATTTGCTCTTGCTGGAACCTGCTAAGCCGTGAGTTCATGTCGTATACCTCTCCCTAAAAGATGAATATCATGCGCTGTTCTCCCAGCGCGGCGGTTGGTAGTGAAGTCCTGATAACAGAACAATGTTGTGTCAGCGGTTCAAACAACTCAAACAACATGTCTGAGTCCGACTTGAGGCGCTCGCGGTATCGTTCAAGCCGTTCCTGCTTATGTAAGTGGTGTTCCAGGTCTGCCCCTGCACCCTCAAGGCGTAGAATGAGGGCTTCAAGGGCTTTCCCCGCGTCTTTATCCACCGTTAATAATCACCCCCGCAGATGAAGCAACAGGCTTCCAGTTCTTCACACCCATATGCGTCTAGCTCATGGCAACAACAGCGTCCGGTTATCAGTTCCAGAAACTCTAAAGCTTCTTCAATATCACCCATTTGTACCCCGCATAAACTGATATGCTGCGTATCCCCCGGCTAGGAGCATACCCAATGTTGCCCCGTTACCAGAGCCGCCGGTGAGAACAACAGCAGTACCGAAAGCCCCGGCTAGTACCAGAGCGCCCGCAGTAGTTAGTGCGCGAAGTTTCTTAGTCATTTTCAACCTCCAGCAGGTTAGTCGGTTTCGGATACCTTGATAATCAGGAAGGTGACGGCGAAAGGTAGGGTCACACTTGATACGGTACCCACCACCGCGTAAGAATCCCGAACGAATTGTTTGTATTCTTCCAGCCCCATAAGAGTAACTGGGGCGACTACTAAAAAGATACCAAGTATCATTACCGCCACGGCGGCTAGGAATACCACCGTAGGAACTAGCAGAGCTTTCTTTATTGCGGTCATGGTTAGTTTCCTTCCACCATGTCCGTTATCTGGTTGTAAAGTTTTTCGATAGCCCCCGGCATGTCGTCGTGGTATCCATCCCGCATGTCGCGTACCTGCTCATACAGGGTTTCAAGGCTTGCACGCTCTATGTAATCTTTTTCTACTTCTTCACGGAATACCGTTAGCGCGTCTTGCGATTCCACAGCATCATCATGGAAACTTTCTATGCGGTCTGACATCCGCAGCGTCAATAGCTGAATAGTATCTAGCAGTTTGTCTATTCCTGCATGAAGACTGTCAATGTAGTCTTCTACCACATCCGGGATGACCTCTCCCCCTTCATCGTAGGGTACAGGGAAATCATCTAACCTAACTAAGAGTTCGTCCACCTTAGAGTCGTGTAGCGCGCTTGCGTCATACAGCCACCCGGCTAGATTGTCTGCGGTTATGTCGTCGTCAAGCAGGGTACCTTCAAAAGCCATTTCAAGTATTCCTTTCTGTTTAGTCGTTGAATGCGAAGAACATAGTGCCGTCTAGAGAGGGCGCAAAGCACCACCCCCAATATTCAAGCTCTTCCCGGAACGCCTTAGTGTCTACGAATCGTAGTGCTTTAGCGTCGCCCACATGGAAGTACCGGCTGTAAATCTCGCGTATATATTCATCAAGTTCTTCATGGTCGCCATCGTAATCGAAGAGCAGACGCTCTATAGCATGCCTGTCTTCAAGAGTGTCAAAGAGTAGCCCTGTGTGTACACCCCAAGCCATGAGGGCATCCGCCGGGCATTCAAGCCCGATACCTGCTTCAACGGCGTTCTGGTAGGCGTGAGTTAGATTTGCCTTTTGAAGCGGGGTCGGGGCGCTGTAGCGTTCTTGGCACAGCTTCTCAAAGCGTGCCACTTCGTTGCGAATGTATTCACGGTCTTGAGGGGTCAGGTCTGGTTTGGTTAGGTCTAGGGTTGCCACAGTTCAAAGCCTTTCTAAGCGGTTATGCCAATGCCCGGCGGTTAAGGGTGAGAATGTCAGTGGTGTCAGCATCCAAAGCCTTCACCGGGTCTGCAACAGGCTTGGAAGCCCTGTTACCTTTAGGCTCTGTGGCTACCTGCATGAGGGGCAGGAACATTAGAAACCCGGCTAGGCAAGCCCCGATACCCCATGCAAGGGTTTCGGCTAGTAGCGTGTACTGATACGCGAACGCGAACCCGGTTGCCAGAACAGCAGTCCAAAGCCCAGCGATAGTTGCAATGGTTTTCAGGTGTTTCATGCCCGGTTACCTTTCTGATTAGGTTGTGTATTTTTCCGTGCCCGCCCGAGGAATCGAACCCCGGCTAGTACCATAACGGGCTACCGCATTATCGGTGAAAATGTGCGGTGTTTATTTCTGTTGAGTGAAAGTCTTTCGGTTAGTCGATGACAAGCCCGGCATCTTTGAACGCCGCGAGTACACGTCCATCCGCATCCCCGCCTAGCAAGTCAGCATCAAAGATGACATAGCCGCCGCCGGTGCTGAAGTTATGCGTACCTTTCCGGTCAGAGTGCCGGTAATTGCGCATGTAATATTTGAGCTCTTCTAACCCGAGGTCTTCATAGACCGCGTTGAGCCGGTCATACTGCATGTCCAGGATAGCCCACCGGCGCAACCCACTGTACGGGTTTTCCGAGAGCCAGAAGATGCTTAGGTTCTTGATGCGGTGCTTTTCCAGAAGCCCGGCTAGAGTGCCGTTTTCCGATGCTTCGATGATGGTTTCTTTTGCTGATTTAGCCATTGTTCTCATGACCTTTCCTTTTCCGATTAGGGTTGATAAAGACACCTGATAAGAGGAGCCTTCTACTTTCGTACTTATCAGGTCTGCCACGTGTATGTATGGCAGAGTGCGTACACCGGGGGGTTGCACCCGGCTTGTGGAGACTGACTCTCTGTACGCGGCAGGTTTACATACCTGCAATTTTCATGAGTGGGTTTAGTAGGTTAGTAACCCATGCGATAGGTGATTCATGTGCGTAAGTTGCCCATGAAGTCATGTACGCTACCCACGTCATTACGTAATCGTAAGTCATTGGTTTCCTCTATTTGTTTGTCAATCAGCGATTTAGCATTTCTGCTTTGTTGTTATCAACATTATCAGTAGTTGTACGCTTTGTCAAACTGTCTGTGTGCCTTCTCCAAGATGCCTTGCTTTTCGCCTCACTGGTTAGGGTATTGACTACTCTCAAGCACGCCAGAGCTTTATGTTTGTCTCTGCATTTCGCTATTTCGTTTTGTTGATAGTTCTACTATACACATGAGTTGGACAGTTTGTCAAACTAAATAAATGTGGTGTGTAGCACATACCCTATGTGGCATGGGTGTATAGCAGGTGTGTATAGGTACGTACACGTGTGTGCGTGT